CCTATATCATCCTATTCCTTGGTATAGAGTTATAAGAACCCTGACCGCTGCAACGGTTGGGGTTCATTTTTGTTCAGTTATAATTCAATATGTGAAGGTGCTGCAACACCTTTATTCTGTAAATCAAGAAATTTTCCATATTCCATTGCCGTTCCCCAAAAGGCAAGCATACCTTTGTCATATTCCACAACCAAGTAATACTTCTTTGCACCTTTTAATTTTGATGTGTTTTTTGCCTGACCGTGATATTTTAACATGAACTTTTCTTCTTCCATTGCTGAAAATGACTTGATTCTGTTCATTGGAAGTGTAACCGTAGTTTCAGGCTTGATTCTTTTGATCTCAAATACATCACCTTTCACTTCAATTCTGCAAGGGTAATCAGTCGCAAACCCTTCAATTCCTTCATAATGTCCTACTGGTATTCCTAATTCTTTCTTTTTTCCAAACATTTTTACCTTCCTTTCATTCAGTAACCGTTGTAACGGTTGGTAACGGTTTAAGTATCTGTTATAAATGCAGTATTATCAATAGGGTAACGGTTAGTAACTGTTGATAATTGATTTTCTTTATATTTTGATTATATAGTAATTCTAATGTAAAAAATAAAAAAGTAAAAATATAGAGTATAGAAAAACAACAGTTACCCGTTACCAACAGTTACCTTTTGGAAAAGTCAACCCATATTATGCCGTTTGACTTCCTGATGATTCTTTTTTGACAGAATATTTTTCATCATCCAGTAATGTGTTAATTCGTTCAATGACTTTAATTCTGTCAACTGCATCCAGTTTAATAAATGAAGAAATCACAAATTGGGTTTCTTCATCATAAACTTGTTTTACCAGTTCAACAGATTCAGACTGTTCTTGAATATTTGAACAATCCATTAGATCACAAACTGATACACCAAGTTTTTCCGCTATGATCTTTAACTTGGATGTGGGGACATCGTTAGTCCCTGATTCAATCTTTGAAATAGTTGACCGTGCGTTGTCCGTATTCCACCCGCAAAGGTTGGCAAGTGCTTCTTGAGAAAGTCCTTTATCGTCCCGGTATTTTTTGATGTTATTACCAAGAATTTTCAGAAAATCCTTCTTTCTGTCTACCACAAATGTCACCCCCTTTCTATATGTAATTTTACTATGTTAGGGACTGAAAATCAACTTTTTTTAAGTTTTTTATAAAAAATAGTTGACATTCAATCCACATAGGTTTATAGTATGAAATGTGGACGGACAATCCACAAGAAACAAAGCAAGTAGGAAGGACACGGGTGAAGCGATAGGGATACACGCAAGTGACATGGTGGTCAGGCTGCCGGATAGCAGATAGAGCGTGTGAAGAATAAACATGACCCGTCAAAGTAGTTGAAGAAAACAGGAACGGTAGGGCAAGAAAGCACAGTGTACCGCACTATTTGAAGAAAGCGGACAGGCTGAACCAATCGGCACTTTACCCCTAAAACAAGAAACCGTTAAGTGGAAGAATCAACCGCACGAGATGACACAGCACTTTGTTTCAGGGTCAGGAAGTTCCCCGACTTCCTGACTACTTCAAAAAGAACTGTTGCAGCAGTTCCGGGGAAAAGAACCAAGGAATAGGATTTCAGTTCTTTCAAAAAATTGTCTATTGTGTGTCGGTCAACAGGTTTTGGTGGTTTTAATGTGAAACCCCGGCGGTTTGAACAGCACCGTTCAAAAAGTTCAATGATGTGTAACAGGTTTTCAGATTTTAATGTGAAATCTGATAAAGGAAAGACACCCCTGATTGTACTAAGGTGTGCTGACAATAGACAACTTTTTGAAGGAACTGGGAAAGGAAATGGTGAGGCTATGAAGTATGCAATATATGAAGGCAATATTGATAGACTTGAAAAGAAGTTGAAACGTATTTCTAATAAGTGCAAAGCATACGGTTGTGATTTCCATTATGAACAAACTGGTGAAGAGTTCAGAGAGTTGAAAGATGAAAAAGGAAATAAACACACCGCCCGCTTCGTACTGGTAGAAGCGGAAGGAACTGCAATCATCAATGATTGGGAGTTCATAGCAGAACTTGAACATACAGAAAATGGTAATATCATCACAGGTGTTGCCGGGGTAGAAGTACCTGAACGATATTATACTTCAAAACCAATGTGTGAACATTGCAACAGTAAGAGATTCCGCAAGAATACATACATTGTGAGAAATAAGCAAACGGGAGAGTTCAAACAGGTTGGAAAAAGTTGCCTGAAAGATTTTACCCACGGCATGAGTGCAGAAGCAGTCACACAATATATGAGCTTGTTCGATACATTGATTGAAGGTGAAACACCTGAACCGGGTTGTGCTTTTCAAAGATATGTCAGCACAAAAGAGTATCTTTTATACGTTGCTGAAACAATTCGACATTTTGGATATACAAGATCATCTGATGAAGGCATAAGCACCGCTTCACAGGCAATAGATTTTTATGACGCTGCACATGGGCGGGCAGTCACAAAAGAATACTTACAAGATTTAATTGATAAAATGGAATCAGTGAATTTTGACATTGACAACCAGTCATCAGTTGAACTTGTATCAAATGCCCTTGTATGGATTTCTGAACAGGAAGAAAACAATAACTATATTCACAATCTGAAAACCGCTTGCAGTCTTGAATATGTCAAAGGTAACTTTGGGTTATATGCTTCACTATTTCCGGCGTATGATAGGGATTTAGAACGGACTGCAAAAAGAAAAGCGGTTCAGAGTGTAGAACAGTCATCTGAATTTGTTGGTGAAATTTCTGACAGAATTACAGTGAAGATTCAGTCAGTTAAATGTGTAACCAGTTGGGAAACTGATTTTGGTATTACCCGCATATACAAACTCATAGGTGCAGACGGAAATGTTTATACATGGAAAACAGGAAAGTATCTTGATGATACAACTAATGAAATGTCAATCACTGGTACAGTGAAAGCACATACAGAGTTCAGAGGAATTAAACAAACTGAACTTACAAGATGCCGGGTTGCAGCATAGCACCCGGCATGGAAAGGGGAAACAATGAACAAGTTAAGAAGAAAGAACATTCAGGAAGTCATTGACAAATTAACAAGTTTGCAGAATGACTTGGAAAGTCTTGAATCTGATGTTGAAAGTATTCAGGATGAAGAAATTGAATACCGTGATAATATGCCGGAAAATTTACAGGGTTCAGAGCGGTACGAACAAGCAGATAATGCGTGTGATTCTTTGGAAACAGCAAAGGATGGTTTATCTGATCTGAAAGACAGTATTGATGAAATCATTTCTTCACTGGAAGATGCAGCACAGTAGAAAGAAGGTGGTTATGTGAAGAAAATAGTTGCAGCATGGATTGAACAGATTCTTGAATTTCCAACCAAACTTGAATACCTTGCGTACATAGAAAGCCTGAAAAAAGGCAAACCGCAGAAGTTCAAGGAAACATCATTTGAACAGTTGGAATCAGGAGTTGTTAGAATAACGATCAGGAAACAGTATAACAATAATGCGTTCCCTGATGATGAAAAGGAAGGTGAAAAATAAGATGATTAAAGGTAATTTATTAAGAGAAAAAATTGATGCTTGTGGTTTCAAATTGGTTTACGTTGCTAAACAGGTTGGGGTTTCTTATCAGGCGTTTTTGAAAAAACTCAACAATGAAACAGAGTTCAAAGCAAGTGAGGTAATGATCTTGAAAGAACTTCTTCATTTGACAGATGATGAAGTTATGGAGATTTTTTTTACCTAAAATGTGGATTGTCAGTCCACAATAAAGAAAGGATAGGTGATAAATTATGAAATTCAGCGAAAAGTTGAAACAGGCTATGCAGCAGTTAGGAATCAATCAGGCACAAGTTGTTGGATTGACCGGGAAAAGTAAGGGGTCAATCAGTATGTACCTGAATGACAAGACCACACCGTCAGAACAGGTTCAAAGTGATATTGCAGTATCACTTGGACTTAACCCTGACTATTTTGAACAGGAAGAAACCACGGTGACCTTCAAACCTTCCAAGTGTGAAGATGGCATCCCAACCTTGACAGTACATGAAGTTGCTAAGTTGATGCACAAGCACACCAACACAATAGCACTTGGGTTACAACAGGGTGTTTTCCCTTGGGGGTATGCGATTCATACCAGTGAACACCGTTGGTCATATTTCATCAATGCAAAGCGTTTTGCAGAAATTGAAGGGGTGATCTGATGCCAAAGATTGAGTATAAAAGCATTAAGTTTCAGCAGAAAAGCCTTGAACTGATACGCCTTGTGAATCAGGTGGTTGAAGAATATCAGGCACAGGGATATGAACTGACACTTAGACAGGCATATTATCAGTTAGTTGCCCGTGGGTACATCCCCAACAATGAACGCAGTTATAAGAACATTGGAAATCTTATCAATGACGGTAGACTTGCCGGGTTGATTGACTGGCATAGCATCACAGACAGAACCCGCAACCTTAGAAGAAATGGTCATTGGGACAATCCGGCTGATGTGATCGCATCTGCAAGATACAGTTATCTGCTGAATAAGTGGGACGGTCAACCGAACTACGTTGAAGTGTGGGTTGAAAAGGATGCCTTAGTTGATATTGTGGGACAGGCTTGCACACCACTTGACACGCCGTATTTTTCATGTAGGGGTTACACTTCACAGTCAGAAATGTGGTCAGCAGCACAGCGTTTCATTAGTCAAGATTACCGTGATAACAGGGTGATTATTCACTTAGGTGACCATGACCCAAGCGGTATTGATATGACAAGGGATATTCAGGAACGCTTGCAGATGTTCGGTGCTGATGTGTATGTGAAGCGTGTAGCACTGACCATGAATCAGATTGGTACATATAACCCACCACCTAACCCGGCAAAGATCACTGACAGTAGAGCATCAAAGTATATTGATGAATACGGCAATGAATCTTGGGAACTGGATGCACTTGAACCACAGGTCATCACTGATCTGATAACCAATGAGGTGACAGCGTTAAGAAATGATGAAATTTACCGTTCAATATGTGATTTAGAAGAACGTGGAAAAGATGAACTTAGAATGATAGAACGCAACTATGACAAGGCTGTTGCATTTTTAGAAAGTGAGGAATAAACCATGAAAAAATATGAATTTACAGGAGAAACCAAAGAAATCAGATTATTATTCAGAACTGCCACGTTGCACCGCATCCGTGCGACTGTTGCATTTGGCATTGTAGAAGTAGGTGACCTTGGTGGTTGGATTGAGAAAGAAGAAAATCTTTCCCATGAAGGAAAGGCTTGGGTTTGCGGTGATGCCAAGGTTTGGGGCAATGCCGAGGTTTGGGGCAATGCCAAGGTTTGCGGTGATGCCGAGGTTTGCGGTGATGCCAAGGTCTTTTCTGCAAGTCATGTGTTAGTGATTGGAGCAATCGGCAGTAGAAATGATTTCACCACATTCTATCGTGACAAGGACAATGAAATTACAGTCAAGTGTGGTTGTTTCCTTGGAAAGATTGATAGATTTCTTGAAAAAGTCACACAGACCCACGGTGATTCTAAATATGCCTTAGTTTACAGAGCAGCAGTTGAAGTTGCAAAGTTACAGATTGACCTTTCAGGTGAAGCACCAAAGGACGCTGATGAAGAATGAAAACTTTGAATTTCATGCCACATCAGGAAGATGCACTGAACAGAACTGAACAGTTTAACCGTTGTGCTTATTATCTTGATATGGGACTGGGTAAGACCTTTGTGGGTGCTGAAAAAATGTATTTGCTGAACAATTCGGTGAATGTGGTCATCTGTCAGAAATCCAAGATAGATGACTGGGTTCAGCACTTCAAAGAATATTACCCAAGTGACCGTGTGATGAACCTGACCAAGAAAAGTGAAGCAATCAATTTCAGGACACTTGTTGATACCAAAGAATTATATAACAAGGATGTTCAGATTATAGGCGTTATCAACTATGAAACTGCTTTCCGGCGGGATTGGTTGCTGAAACTCAAAGGGTTCACACTGATGCTTGATGAAAGTTCACTGATAACCAATGAAACAGCACAACGGTCAAAGTTCATTCTGAAAATGCAGCCGGAAAGCGTGATTTTATTATCAGGAACACCAACAGCCGGAAAGTATGAACGGTTGTGGTCACAGGTTCAGTTGCTTGGGTGGAATATTACAAAAAAAGCGTTTTGGTCATCATACGTTCAGACTGAATGGGTTGAGAACGGGGACGGTTTCAAACGTGAAGTAATAACCGGGTACAAGCACACGGAACACCTGAAAAAGAAACTTGCAGATCATGGGTGCATCTTTATGAAAACCGCTGATGTAATTGAACTGCCGGAACAGACTGAACAGAAGATATTCTTTAAGGTGACACAGGCATACAAGTATTTTATCAAAAACAGTTACATCATGCTTGATACCCTGAATATGTGCAAGTTCAAAGATGATTCAGATTATTACGGCACGGATGTGACACCACGGGTTGAACTGGTCGGTGACAACAGCCTGACCAAGATGCTATATGCCCGGCAGTTGTGCGGGCAGTGGCACAAGGAAAAACTGGAAGGTTTGCGGGACTTGGTTGAATCAACAGAAGATAGGCTGATTATATTCTACAACTTTACCGCAGAACTTGAAGCAATGCAGAAAAAGCTTGCTGATCTGAACAGACCATATTCAGTTGTGAATGGGTCAAAGAAGGACTTGACCGCATACGATCAGGCAGATGATTCAATCACATTCATACAGTATCAAGCCGGGGCAATGGGTGGTAACTATCAGAAAGCAAACAAGATTATTTATTTCACCTTGCCACTTGGCAAAGGGTCATGTGATATGTGGGAACAGTCAAAAAAGCGTATTCACCGCATAGGACAAGCCAAACCGTGCTTTTACTATTACTTACTGGTGAAGGGTACGGTTGAAGAAAAGAACCTTGCAGCATTGAAGGAAGGAAAGGAACTGACAGATGAATTATTCAAAAATACTTAACTGGATATTTGGAATCATGGCATTTATCGGTGTATTCCTGATAATTGGTGCAGTCGGTGCATCTGACTATGCGGTTGAAATGGGAATATATGAACCACTTACCGCACACCTGAAAGAATATATCATTGGTGCGATTCTGATGATTCCCGGAATCATTTATTTGAAAATCACGGAAAGGGGTGATGAAACATGAACTATTCAAAGAACCTTAGAAAGTCCGCAATGGCAAAGCGGGTCTTGATCTTGCTTGGTGTTGCCTTTTGTGTTGGGTTAGCTGTTGGGGGTGTGTCAGGATATGCCTTGAAAACTCATATAACCGCCAAGGACAAAGAAAAATCAACAGAACGCAGACTTGAACGGGATAATACAGAAACCCTTGTATATGGGGCGTATGATGACAGAACATTCACACAGGAAATTTCCCTTGACTGGGGTGCGGGTGATTTAGATTTCACACCGCTTGACTGCAAGATGCCGGAAGAACAACAGGAATTTACATATTACCTTTGTACCGGGTACAACATTGATTTTACCCTTGTTATGGCACTGATTCAGAATGAAAGCAGTTTTGACCCGGCGGTCATCAGCAAAACCAATGATTACGGTTATATGCAGATCAATCAGATCAATCACCAGTGGTTGACAGATACTCTTGGTGTTACGGATTTTACAGACCCGTATCAGAACATCAGGGCGGGCGTGTTCGTACTTAGAAAACTGTTTGAACGGTATCAAGATACCAACATGGTCTTGATGTCGTACAACATGGGTGAAGATGGTGTTGCCCGGTTATGGGAAAAGGGCATCTATTCAACTGACTATACAGAAAAAATATTGAACTATCAGACACAGTTCAATGAACAGTTGGAAGGGAGTGAATAAGAAGTGAGTGCATACCGTGAAGAAAAACCATTGACAGAAGATGACAGATTTACTTTTGAAGATTCACAGATTTTGAAAGAATTGCGTGAATCTGACCGATTGACAGAAAGGGAAAAACTGGCAGTTCAGAGATTATACAGAACATATCAGTACATGGTGGATTGATGGCAGCAGAAAAGAATTTTGAAAATAAGGTCAAAGCGTTCCTGAAGGACACCGGGGCATGGCTGTTGAAATATTGGGGTGGTGCTGCTTATACAAAAAGCGGTATTCCTGACCTGTTGGTTTGTTCAGATGGGTGTTTCCTTGGTGTTGAAGTCAAAGCACCAAACGGTGAACCGTCACTACTGCAGTTGGTCAACCTCAAAAAAATCAGAGAATCAGGCGGGTATGGAATTTTGTTGTACCCCAAGGATTTTGAACAGTTCAAAATGTTCATTGCAAAAAAATCAGAACTTAACGCTTGGTATCTTTCCAACATTGAAGATCAGAAGCGTTGGGAAATAAAATTATCAAAATAAGGAGTGAAAGAGCATGGCAGCAAAAAAGAAAGCAGATGCAGCGGTTGAGAATACCGCAGAAGTAACACAGGAAACAACTGAACAGGTTCAGGACACAGTTGAACAGATGACAGAGGACAACAAGAAGGAACTTGACAACAAGAAGTTTGTGGTTGACCACTTACTTTCAACCAAGCGTGAAGGAATGGAAGATCTGATTGATTACATGGAACAGATCGGATTCTTTGAAGCACCTTGCAGTGGTGGAAATCATCTTGCTTGTCAGTTCGGACTTGTTCACCACAGCAGAAATGTAATGATGGCAGCAGAAAACATTGGTTATGCACTTCTTGGTAAAGTTAAGTATGAAGAAATTCGTGATTCAGTCATCATTGCAGCAGCATTACATGATCTTGGTAAGTGTGGGGACTTTGGCAAGCAGATGTATGTGCCTAACATCCTGAAATCAGGTAAGGCATCAGAAGCTAAACCGTTTAAGCGTAACCCGGCACTTCTTCCACTTGACCACGCAACCCGCAGCATCAAGTTAGCAACCCTTTTCATTGACCTGACGGAAGAAGAAGAATTTGCTATCAGATACCATGATGGTCTGTATGAATCAGCAAACTATGGTGTCAAAGGCAACGAAACAGCACTGTACTTGATTCTGCATTATGCTGATTTATGGTCAAGCCGTATCACAGAAGGTAGCACTGATGAAGGAAGTGAAGAATAATGGATAAAAGAGATAAGAAAATCAGACGGTTAGAAGATGAACGCAATCATCTGATGGCTGAAAATCAGGAATTGAAATATATCATCAATGATATTCAGTCAGTGAATGATATTATGCGTGAAGATATTGAAAAGGAATGTGCTGCTGAATGTGGTTGTATTGTAATTGAAGGAAGTCGCACCAGTGCAGCATATCAGGATTTAGTTGGTATTCTTCTTGCAAATAACTATTCTGTTGAGGTCATACCAATGGATGAACGCAGAAAGTTAAAAATCATTATCAAGGAAAGTGAGGTATAAGAGTATGGTAAATGAAAGACAGGGAAAGGTTTATAATCCCCGCCCGGTATATAACAGAAAGTTACTTCGTTCAGTAATTCGTGCGGGAGTTCAGAAACAGTTTGGTCAGCATCATGTTTCTGCTAACATGGCGGGAAACTTTGAAAAAATCAGAAAGGAACAGGTGAAATAATATGGCACAGATGCTTTTGATTATGGGTGAATCAGGTACAGGAAAAAGTACCAGTATGAGAAATTGCAATCCGGCAACAACAGCAGTTGTGAACCCGGTTGGTAAGCCATTACCGTTTAAGGGTAAGTTCACAATGCTGAACAGTGAGGTTGAATCACGCAAGATTTGCAAGTTTATGAAGGAACAGGCAGCAGCCGGGAAGAAGTTATTGGTTGTTGATGACTTCCAGTATATTCTTTCAGTTCCATATATGAACCGTATCAAAGAAAACGGTTGGGACAAGTGGAATGACTTCGGTGCAAATTATTTTGAAATCATTGAAGTCTGCAAGGAACTTCCTGATGATGTGGTGGTTGCTTATATGACCCACACAGAAACCCTTGACAATGGTGTTACTACAATCAAACTGATTGGAAAGTTACTTCGTGAGAAGATCACCATTGAAGGACTTTTCACAATCGTTCTTAGAACAATGGTCAGTGAAGGAAATTATTACTTCTGCACACAGAACAACGGTAAGGACACCGTGAAGTCACCTATGGGAATGTTCCCGGCATACGCCATTGACAATGACCTGAATTATGTAGCCGATAAAATCCGCAACTTCTATGAAGTCGGTGAGTATAAGACAGATGCGGAAATGGGTCAGGCTGATGCACAGGCTGCATCCGATCTTGAAAAGCCGGATGCAAACGGCAGACGGGCAAGGGGTGGAAAAAAGACCACATCCACAGCAACACCACCTACCACAACAGAGGATGCAGCACCAAAAACAGGCAGAACCACCCGCAAGACACATGATGAAGTGGTGGCTGAAAATAATCAGAAAATGGCTGATTATATGGCAGAGCGTGACAAGGCTATTGATGCGGTTGCTGATGGGCGTGAAGAAATCCCGTTTGATGAAGCGTGTGCAGCAGCGGATTCTGTACCGCAGCCGGAACTTGAAACACCGCCAAGAAGAACCCGCAAGGAAAGAAAGTCTGCTGAACAGTCTGAACCTGTTCAGGATGGTACAACAAACACTGATTCTGAATCTGTCACACTGGATGCAGACACATACTTCTATGTTCCGGCTGATGATAACTATGTGATGAAGCACAAGGGTGACACGGTTGACCTGACTGTTGATGGTGTTGAGGTTATGAAGGTCATCAGCAAGGAAGAATTTGGTGAAGGGGTGAAGCGTTTAGCACAGGCAGACAACCCTAAGCCGGAAAACCCTATTGACGGGGCAATGAACCCGCCGGAGAAGGGCAGACGAACAAGAAGAAGTGCAGCACAGGCACAGCCTGATAATGCAGATACAACAGCGGATGAAACCCCGACAGTAGATGAACAGCCGACTGGCAGAACCCGCAGAGTAAGAAAAACACGCTAAGAAAGTGAGGTAAAAGAACATGAACAATCCTTTTGGTTTACCTGATGAACTGTTTGGTGCAATCCTTGCATCAGCAATTACAGAAGGAATGAACACGGCAAGCAACCGTTCAATGAAGAACCCGTACCCGGTAGCACCTAAACAGGATGTACCGCCGGAAGATGGTGCAACTGCTGCAAAGAAAATCTATGATTCCTATGTAAAAGCCGGGTTCAATGAGATTCAGGCGTTTGAGTTGTTAAAGTTAGTATTAAGCAAATAAGAAAGGTTAAGAGGTGAAAAATTATGGCTATGGATTTCAGTGCATTTGATGAAAAGGGTGATTTACCGGGATTA